GGTTTCTCATATACTACACTAGCAAAGTTAGAGTATACGTCTTCGCCATTTTTAAATTGATCTACCACTTCTTGTTGTCCCGCTAACCATACTAAGATTCGTGCTTCAATTTGAGATGAGTCAACGTTCATAATAACTTCACCATCAGGTGGAAGGATAGCGTTTTTCAGTGCTTTCTTTTTCTTATCTCGTGAGGGTAGGTTTTGAAAGTTAACTTTATCTGAGCCACTCCATCGGCCTGTGTGAGCGCCATAGTACTTAAGGGGAATAGGTAGTTTAGTTTTGTTTCGTGACCCAATACCAATGAACCTTTCAATACGAGATTCTTCTATGGTTGATTTAGTGCCTAAGCGAACCGCACATAGTTCTTGAATGAATGAGTTCTCATGTTCTTGTAATGCTATGAATCCTTCATCTGTCTTAGCTAATGCAAATGTTTGCTTCCCTGTTGCCGGGCTTTCTTTCATAGGCACAGGTACCTTAAGTTCTTCTAATAGCTCTGCAAATTGCTTATTACTCGCTAACTTCGCTCTTACACACTCTTCATCTTCACACTCTAGTCTCACCATAAGAGAGCCTAGTAACGATTTCTTTTCCTCTTTAACTTCCTCAAGCCTATCTATTAATAATGCATCGTCGACCTCTAGTGTAGGTTCTGTGTACATCTTTAACGTAAGATCAATAAGCTCGAGCTCAGGGAACGGAAACCCTTTAGATAGTTGTTGAAATAGTTTATAAGTTAGCTCAACATCATTCTTACAATACATGCCGTAGCGGTGGAGTTCGTGTTCTTCAAAATCTTCTAGACGTTTACCCTTAGCATCTAATACTTCGGTGCCTTTCTCTCCAAGGTTATATCTAATAGCTAACTTAGCTAATGATCCTCCCGCGTCTACACCGTGAATAGCTCTAGCCATACATAGGGTATCTAATAAAACTTTAGGTTTAACATTGAATATAAAAGATAAGATAGCTCCGTCGAACAAGGTGTTATGGGCAAGTAACATAGCATCATCCCAATCTACTTCATCTAGCACTGCTTGGAGTTCTTCATGAGAGCCGGAGTACCATTTGGTAGAGCCCTCATTAATTTTCATAGCAAAACCAATGACTTGGAATTGAGGCGACCTTATGTATTCTTCGGTAGTTAATCTAGATAAACTAAACCCCGTGTCATAAAAAGTCTCGAAATCGAGTGTTATTACCTTCATACTATTACTGCAATTACTAATAGTACTACCACAGTAATCATAAAGTAAACCCAAACCTTAGCATCTCTATCACTTAAGGTGTGTACTACTTCATCTACTGGGTCATCATTACTATTCCATACTTCCATATTTTATTTTCCTTTTTTTACATTCTTCTAAAACTATTAATTTATTATCATTATCTAAATTAAACCATCTGTCAAGATCATCGTAGTTGCGGTAGCATCCTGTACAAACTATCTCTCCATCTGGCATCTCTTCATACTTGCATGTACTATTACAAGGACTGTTTACTTCGCTCATAACTTGTTAGCCCATCTTGAATGCTCATTACGGCATTCTATACTGCACCATCGTCTATTATCTTTTTCTTTTATCGGCTCATCACACCATAAGCACATCCCACTAGAATTTGGTTCGATGTATGTCCCTATAGTACTCATAGTTGCATCGAGAGCCTTTTGTACTTGGTCATTAGCGATGTCTGCTTCGTCTGCCATAATTTTTCCTAACTAAATAAGGTATCTTTTTTTGATCCCCATAGAGACCTCTGTCTTGAGTTTGTAACTTTTTTTGGTAACTGTGTAATTTTACCCTCAGATAGTAATTTCTCCAAGGTTTGTACGGTAGTATCTAAATTTCTTGCTAACTTTGAAATATTTATATTAGGAAACTTTTCTAACATCTCCTTAACTTCACTTGGTAATCTTGCTATTTTTTCATGACTAACTCTTGACATTTAATTTCCTTTCTATTTGAATTGAGGCCCGCCGGCCCACACGACTAATGATTTTCTTACGCCCTTAGTAACAGGGGTTACCTTGTGCAGGAGGTATGAAGGAAATATCCACGCGCGGTTTTGCTTTTGTTCTAGCACTGTTTGTCCCGAGGTCGTTTTTGTTTGTAGCTCTCCTCCTTCAAACTCATCGGGGTCGTTTAGTAATAAACTGAATGATAATTTTCTTGGGATTGAATTTCGGTCTAGCGCTCCGTCTGTGTGCCAGTCGTAATGAGCTTTGTCCTCTGCTCGGTACACCCCTATTTGCATAGGCTCCCAAATGCCATTAATGTCAAATTTAAAGTATCTTGCATTAAGCTCTAAAATAGCCATTGATACCTTATCGTATATTGCAAGGGTCTTCGGTTCCTGATAAAGCCAAGTAATTTTCGTCGACCTTACATCAGAGTTAAGTAGTACCGCTCCGTCCCAAGAATTTATAGTCCCTTCTTGATTATTGTATTGCGCTTTAGGATTTTTGTATGCACTAATTAAATTTAAGTCATCTTGCGATAAAAAATTTTCTATCCACGCCGTGTTTTGAAGCCCCTCCGGATTTACTGGAGGAATTGGAAAGCTCATTATTGTTTCTCCTTATTAATTCGTCTGTTAGCGTACCATATCATCTTCTCTAAGTCTTGCTCCATATTACCTTTCTCTTTACATCTTAACAGATACTTTCCACACTGCCATAGTAGCGGGTCGTCTTTAAAAAACTCTTCTAATATATCTATGACCTCATACTTCTTGCTTGTGTAATGGGGTGGGTGGTTTACCATATCTACATCTTCCGCAATCATGTGTCTCATCATCCTCTGTCGTGTGCGTTCTTTTGTAACCCCTTTTGTATCTGGGTTTAAAACCGTGTGCGCGGCCGCCTCTAATATAGATAGTATGTTTTCTGTAGTTTGCATGCGTGTAAGTTCTTTCTTTGCTTTATTATTTTCTGTACTCATGTTTTATCCTTTAATTAAATACTCTAACATATCTAAGTTATTTTCGTCAACAAGTATTGCCTTACCTTTAGATATACCTATGTCTCTTAGGTGTTTTAGTTGTAGTGCGGTGGGTTTGTTGCCGTTGGCCTTGCACTCGATACCAACAAATTGTCCTTGACAGCACGCTATGATGTCAGGTACTCCTGAACTCATGTAGCCATTAGCCACAGGGAAAAAGTGATATGCACCAAGCTCTTTTAACTTCTTAACAACTTGTTGCTTAACCCATTTCTCTGTGACTTTTTTAGCTTTTGTCATTATCCTATTATCTGCCCTCTTACATAGGTTTTGTACGCCCTGTACCCGTCTCTTATTTTTTCTACTATGTGTGCACCAGGTTGAGCTTTCTTCCAATATTTCATAGAATAAGATAAATAATCCTCATCAAATGGTTCTTCAACAAGTACAAAGTATTTACCATCGCGCATACCTGCGCCCTTGATAAGTTTCCTCTCAGGCGCAAGTTTTAATATAGACACTTTTTCTAGTTCTTCATCGGTAAGATGATTGTACGGCGTATCTTTACTAACTATTTTCATATATTCTCCATAATACTGTTAACACGTTCAACTAAGTCTGCACGTAAATCAGCATGCTCGCGTAAGTCTGACGGGTCAACACCTGTTAACGACTTCTCTAAAGCTGCTCGAGCTGTCTCTAACTTCGGGTCTTTAGTTACATTAAGCTTTGTTAATAGATTTGTCAAGTCTAATGCATTATCAACTAAGCTGTCTCTGAATATCTTTTTATCGCTACCCCCTAGTCGTTCTATTATGTGTCCTATTGTCTTGTGCACCCTAGACCACGCATCGTTCATAGCATTGTTAATTCTATCATCATAAGCTTTTTGATATTCTTCTTTCAGCTTATCTTTCATGCTAGAGTTTATGTCAACTCTAAAGTCCCCTGCTTCAGGCACAGGCATAATGGTATACTTTAGCTTAAATCGATTAGCTATGACGTCGACCTCTGGATAGTCGTCTCGGTTAAACAGATTACCTAACCTGTATCCCATGACCGTAATTATCTGTGGATAATTAACTAGAAAAGAGTCAACACGTTCTTTAAACAAAGCCTCGTAATCAGAGAGTTGATCTTTGTACTCAAAGAAGTTAGCCATCGGCAACAGTCGAGTACCTGTATCTGACCACGGTAGAGTTTGACGCGTGTGCCAATCCCTTATCTCCGTTGATAATTTAGTAATGCGTTCTAACTCCGATGCCCCTGCAAGTAAATGCTTGTTGTAGTTACCTGCCTTCGTTGTTGTGTGTTTATTTATATCAATTTCTTTTGATACATTTTTGTCTAACTTGCGAGCTGTCCATACAGATATATTTAAATCTACAAGAACAGAACTCGTTGCGATACTTGTTTCCATGGTATTTCTCCTATTTAGTTAACTTCGTTAGTTGCACAAAATCATGAAATCGTGAATTTGTGTTAAAAATGTAGCGTGTAGCTAGTAACCTCGCCACTTTTTATGCCGTCTATCAATTGCTTAACATCTTCAGGCAGTTCTTGCTTTACATAGAGGTGCTTCTCAAACAACTTCATTGCAGTTGGACTACACTTTTTCACACTATCTTTAGCCCATAGATAGCATCTATCTAGATGGTGTGGTCTCTTGGTTATGATATCCAACAATTCATCTATTACTTTCCGTGAATAATTATAACCACCATCGTCCGAGTACTCTGCGCTTAGTTTGCATAGAGACAAAGCCTTTTCTGCTGAGTCCCAGAAAGGGTGGTCTTCAGGCATACCTTTCCACCTTAAACCACTTAAACCTCCAATGTAGTTTAAGTTGTTGGACGTTAGTATGTCCCTTGATATTGTCGATGTGATAGTGTCGCCGTCC